GGCTCCTGTAGTGAACAAGTGTGTATTATAGCACGTTAGGATTTATTGGTCAATTGGGCAGAAAGTAGTACTAAAGTAAGATCTGATTCCCGGCGGAATGTGATCCAAAACGGGCGACGACCGTATCCGTTAGCCTTGCCAAAATATGCATGCCAGTCATTGTCGGGCATGTAGCCTTGGGCTCCCAGTTTGGTATCGCATATTTTTTCAAGAGGAACGCCTTCCCCCAGCCAACTATCACATCGCACAGCAATCACATGCCCGTGTTTTTTGTATTGGCGGAATCTGCGGTTTAGTTTTACTACTTTCATACCCAAAGTATAGCAGGTTGGAAATTATTGGTCAACCTGCCCATAAATATACACTATGCCACGTTTAAGTTTATACCGCCCAAATCGCACAAGAGATTACCAATTTCTGGACCGCACCATCAGTGAAATGTACACTGTGGGCGGCTTGGATATCTATGTTCACAAATACATGGGCCCTCAAACTGGTGGAGACGACTCTGCACTTTCAGGCAACTATGATATCACTCAGCCCATTTATGACACGCAAAGTCCGCTAAACATTCAAGACTTGCTGTTGCTGGAAAACCGTGATAGAATCTATGATCCAGACATCTACGTCATGCGTGGTGTGTATCGTGTGCAGGATGTGGACTTTGACTTGACACAGTTTGGATTGTTTTTAAACTCCGATACCTTGTTTGTAACGTTCCACTACAACGACATGATTGACACATTTGGTCGCAAGCTCATGAACGGTGATGTGATTGAAGTGCCAAATTTGAAAGATTACAACCCCCTAAACGCTGCCTTGCCCCTGGCCTTGCCTAGATACTATGTGATTCAGGATGCTAACTTTGCGTCAGAAGGCTTCAGCCAAACTTGGTTGCCACACTTGTGGCGTGTGAAAGCCACGCCGCTGACCAATGCACAAGAATACAACAGCATACTAGACAAGCCATTTGTGGCTGAATACATTTGGGATCCAGGTGATTTTTATCCCGGTGGTAGCATTGTGAATTACGGTGATGTGTATTATCGAGCCACCAGAAATGTGCCTGCTGGCACAGACATTACAGACACCACTTACTGGTCTGAATATACTCCGCCTACAATCTCTGACATGCAGAGTACCAGACCCAAAGATCAACAGATCAACGACGATATACTTGCACAAGCCGATGTTGAAGTGCCTCTCAGTGGATATGACGTTGAAAAGTTTTATGTGGTGGCCACCACAGAAGATGGGCAGCCTGCCAATCCGACCAGCCTGAGCACAATTGACGGCACCACAGTGGATGGTACACAAGGAGGCATGAATGTCACACCACGAGCAGACGGATACACCGCAGGATATCTCACTGGCGACGGCAAAGCCCCCAACGGTTTGCCTGTCACTCCTGGTGTGAGTTTTCCTCTAAATCCTGTTGCTGGTGATTATTGTTTGCGATTGGATTACAAACCCAACAGACTGTTCCGCTACAATGGTCGTATGTGGATCAAGATTGAAGAAAAAGTGCGCACCAATTTGAACAATGCTCCAACCAATCAAACTCAACGCTCGGGCTTTGTGAACAATACATACACTACCAATACCACTGACTTGGGTGCTATACCACAGCGTCAGAGTTTGAGTCAAGCTCTCAAACCCAAAGCAGACAATGGTGATCAAGGCGGCTTTTTGCCACCTAACCCACCACCACCTTTTTCAAGATAAACATGCAACAATTTTTTTATGACGCACAAATACGCAGGTTCCTACTGCAATTTACCAGAATCTTTTCAGGATTCCAAATTGAGTACGGCAACGAAACTGATGGTGTAAACAATGCTACTTTGTTGCGTGTGCCTGTGCGGTATGGCGACTCCAGTCGCAATGCACAAACTATCATTCAAGAAAACTCAGCCAGTGCCTTGCCATCAACTCCGCTAATGACTTTTTACATCAACAATCTTGAATACGATCGTCCAAGAATACAAGATCCCACCTTTGTGGATAGATTCAGTGTACGCCAGCGCACATACGATACTGCCACAGATACATATGAGACCACACAAGGGAACGCATTCACCATTGAACGCTTGATGCCTGTGCCGTACAAGCTGAGTATTACGTTGGACATTTGGACGTCAAACACCAATCAGAAACTGCAACTACTTGAGCAAATTTTGACACTGTTCAATCCTTCATTAGAACTGCAAAGCACTGACAACTACATTGACTGGTCAAGTTTGAGTGTGATGTATTTGGATCAGTTGACATGGAGCTCAAGGGCCATTCCACAAGGCGCAGAAAACCCTATTGACATTGCCAGTATCAAATTCTCCATGCCCATATGGATATCATCACCGGCCAAGATCAAGAAACTGGGTGTGGTGGAACGTATCATTGCTGGAATCTTTGACGCACAAGGTGATGCCATTGATGCTATCACCAACAACGACTTGTTGCTGGGCACACGACAAATGTTCACACCCTGGAATTACAAATTGGTTGTGATTGACAATCAAATTCAAGTGTTGTACAACCCCACAATTGTGCCCAATGGCAGTTATGAAGATTTGGATCCCACTGCTATTGTGGCAGACTCACCACTGCTGTGGCCTGCTGTGATTTCAGCTTATGGTGTGTTGCGTCCGGGTATCAGTCAAATTAGATTGAATCGCCCACCTATTGCGGCGCCTGACACTGCCAACCCAATTGTTGGTACTATTGTGATCAATCCCGACGATGATAGATTGGTTATATTCACACCTGATCCAGACACTGCACCACAAAACACACTAGCACCCATTGATGCCATTATCAATCCACTTGCAAGTGGTCCTGGTGCTGGATTGCCTGCACCTGTAATAGGCGTTAGATACCTGCTGACAGAAGATACAGGCAACTGGGACAACACAGACAATCCCAATGCCTGGGATGGCACCGGCGGCCAACCGTTAATTGCTATGGCCAATGATATCATTGAGTGGAATGGCTCTCGTTGGCGTGTGGTATTTGTGGCCGCTGACGAAACTGCCACTCAGTATGTTACCAACATAACTACTGGTACACAATATGAATGGACTGGCGAACAATGGATAAAAAGCTATCAAGGAGTATACCCACCCGGAGCTTGGAGTTTGGTACTGTAAAGGCTGTGGGTGTTTGGTTTTTATCCCGGAGTACAGGCCGTTACCTGTATCTTTTGCGTAACGATACAAAACATCCAGAAACTTGGGGCTTGCCCGGAGGCAAAGTTGAATCTGGCGAAACACTGTTGGGCGGTATGGAACGAGAATGTATAGAAGAACTGGGACACTTCCCAGAATATCACAGACTTGTACCGCTAGAAAAGTTTACATCAGCAGATGGTGTGTTTGAATATCACACTTGGGTTTGTGTATTAGATACGGAATTTGTGCCAGTGCTCAACGACGAACACATCGGACATGCGTGGATTCAAGCTGGTGTATGGCCTAAGCCCATGCATCCTGGATTGTGGAACACTGTGAATATTGATGCTGTTCAGCAAAAACTGGCGTCTGTGGAACGCACAGAGTTAGCCAGTTTATAATCTACCAACCACAATCTCAATCACACCAGACTCGCCGTCAAAGTCTTGTAATGCTTTGCCTATCACGGTACCCATGGCAGGAGTGGCACATGCACATGCTCGACCTTGTCCGTCTGACACCATCATGTCGCCTTTTCTAATTGTGCCAGTTACTTTGGCCGGCACACGGCCTGACAATGCCAATGCTACAACGTGAGTTGCTTCTAAGTGACTGTTCATCAAGTGAGCAGGATTAGTAGAAACAACACCAGCAACACGAACACTGTTACTTTGAGTATTCAATGTGACTTCTTCAACGCCACCAAAGTCCAACACTGTGGCTGGTTCGTAATCTGCATCAGCTGCATAGTTTTCAGACAAGTCAGCGTATTTGGCCTGTGTAGAAATTCCACTGAATGTGGCTGCTGTGATAGCACCGCCTGCGGCAACTTGGAAACGATAGGTACTAGCCCCGTCACTCCAGCCACCAATTCTAAACACATTGTCGGTGTCAAGTCCCATGTTGATTGCATACGCACCAGGTCTATGAAGTGACATGACCGCGGCACCGCCGCCTTGGCCCAGTACTTGCGGTCCCGCTTGACCACCGCTACCTACAGTAACAGCAGATGTGCTGTAGCCAAGATTTGCATTGGTGCCATTAACGTTGGTGGCATCGGCGGCCTGGGTGGCCGATGCCACTGTGCCCGAGACGTTGACAGTGACTGCACCTGTTCCTCCACTAATTGCAATGTTGGTTCCAGCCACAATACTTGTAACGCCAGTGTTGGTGATTGTGACCCCTGTGCTGCCGTTGTAGCTGGTGCCGCCTAGTCCTGTACCAATAGTAAGTGTGCCTGTTGCGGTTGCTGTGACAGTACCCGATCCGCCTAAAGCAATTGACGTACCGTTTACAGTAAGGCTGGCGTTGGCCAATCTAGCTTGAGCCAATGTGCCTGAACTGATGTTGGTAGCACTGATTGATGTAACGTTTGCGCCTGAACCATTAAGTGTGCCAACAAAGTTGCCACTTGTGGTATTGCCTGTAACTGCCAAACTGCCTAGCGTACCAACTGATGTAATATTAGTTTGAGCGGCTGTGGTCAACGTACCCACAATGCTGGTACCTGATAGATTGCCACCAGAGATATTGCCTGTAACTGCTAAACTGGTTAAAGTTCCAACTGAAGTAATATTTGTTTGAGCGGCTGTAGTCAATGTACCCACAATGCTGGTACCTGATAGATTGCCACCTGTAATATTGCCTGTGGTACTTAGACTTGTGCCAGTGGCAGCACCAATGTTTGGTGTGGTAAGTTGAGCACTGGCTTTAACAACAATGTTACCGCCACTGAATGCTGTGGTTGTGTTATCAACTAACGCATTAATTACTGTGCCATTGAGGCTGATACCAGCTGACGTATTGGCTGAGTAAACTTGTGATTTGCTAAATTCAGCAAATGTAATGTTTGATGTGCCAAATGTGATAGTACCTGTAGGCGCATTAACAATATACGCCGCGCCAGCATTTACATTACCACTCTGCACAAAGAAATAATCGTTAAGACCAAATGCTTCTGCACTATTTGCACCGTATTGGTCAGCATCAGTTGAACGCACAATAGCTGTGGCATTGGCCCAGGTATAGATGCCATTTTGCACAGCATTGGCTTGATCTTTGACCAGAACTCTTGTGCCAATGGTTTGAATATTAGCAGTGTCAATTAAGTCAAATGATCCAGTGGTTGTGAGTGTTGCACCAATGCCATTTCCCGCACCGTTTGGCTGAGTATAGGTAATTGTACCACCTGTAGCAGTAGCCAATGTTGTGACTGTGGCAGCAAATACTGGTTCATGGAAAGCAAATCCAGTTGTTACCAGTCCATCAACATACAGCTTGTTAACAGCATCACCATCTTGTAGTGGTGTCGCCACATTGTTAATGTACTCGTTATTAGCATTAATATTGCCTGTGGTGCTGAGTGTCAAGTCACCGGTTGATATCAATGTCAAGCCAGTGCCAACCACAGTGTTAGAAATAACATTGCCACCAGTTACGTTGCCTGTTGCACTGATCAATCCACCAGTTAACACATTCCCACCTGTGACATTGCCGCTTATGTTTCCAATACCAGTTACTGACAATCCAGTTGAATCCAGAGTGGCTCTGGTTACGCCGCCTGTTGGAAAGTCCTTGTCTCTTATGGTTGCACCGGTTGTAAAGATAATACCAGTGTTGGCATAAATTTGTCCGTCACTATTAGAAGTACCTTGTATACCTATACCTGCTACACCGTCGGCACCTCGAGCCTGCATTATAGCTCTGGGATTCGCGCCAGCGCCTGTGGCAAACACAGAAGCAAATTGGGTTGTAGTCACATTACCGTATGAACCGCCATCAACCACTACGGAATTGCCGGCGTAGATATCGGCAGCAACACCCAAACCGCCTGCCACTGTTAGCGCACCTGTTGTTTTGCTGGTGCTGGCTGTGGTGCCTATGATACTGGCATTGCCGCCTGTGATGTTACCTGTCACTGATACAGTAGTTCCTGTATGAGTTGTGGCATTGACATTTGCACCACCTAAGATATTACCACCGGTAATATTACCTGTGGCTGAGATCAAACCAGTTACATACTCGCCAGTTGTGGCGTACACAGCCACATTGCTTGTGCCACCCACGCCAATGGATACATTGCCACCAGAACTTACCACACGAACATTACTTGTGCCATTTTGTATCGAAGTAGCATCAATGCCTGTTAGTAAACTACCATTGCCCAAAATATATCCACCAGATATGTTGGCAGTGGTTGTAATGTTACTAGTCGAGTTCAGTTCTGACAACACATTTGAGCTCAAACTCAATCCAGCAGCATTTAAATTGGCACCAATTACATTTCCACTAACACTTATGGCACCTGTTATAAATTCACCAGTAGGTGTATACAACGCGATAAAGTTACCGTTTACACCAATAGACACATTGCCATTTGAACTAAGCACTCGCACATTACTTGTACCATTTTGTATTGAAGTAGCATCAATACCTGTAAGCTGACTGCCGTTACCTAAAATATAATTTCCAGTGATATTACCATTAGAAGAAATTGCCTGGCCTGTTATTATATTACCAAAAATGTTACCAGCAGCACTAACAGTGCCGCCAGTGGCCAAATCTCCACCAGTTACAGTTCCAGAAGCAGATATCAATCCAGCTGTTAAGATATTGAGTCCTGTGATATTAGATCCAGAAGTTACGGAACCAACAGAACTAATTAGGCCAACAGTTAATATATTACCACCAATAATATTTGCTGTTGAGGATAAAACACCTGTAGTTAAAATGTTGCCAGCTGTGGCATTGCCAATAGCCGACATTGCACCACTTGCAGTTAAATTAGCACCAGAAATATCCCCTGATGCATTTATATGATTGGTCACAACAACGTTATTAGCCGAAACATTAGCCGAAGTAGTAATAGCTGAAGTTGAATTGATTGCACTTAGAACATTCGAAGCTAAACTCAATCCCGACGCATTTAAGTTGCTACCTGTGATGTTGCCTGTGGCACTGATAACGCCTGTAACAAATCCGCCTGTTGTAGTGACTACAACTACGTTCGTGCTTCCTCCAATGGTAAAGCTAACGTTTCCGTTGGCAACTGGAATTTCTACTGACGTGGTTCCGTTGGTGATTTTGTCACCAATAATGTTGCCGCTCAGCGAAGCATTGCCTACCACTGTTAAATCCCCAGCAACAATAGTATTTCCGCCAACGCTTAATGCACCGTTGGTGTTTAAATTTGTACCAGATACATTGCCAGTAGCACTAATAGAAGTAGGATTAAAAACACCAACTACAAGGGTGCCGGCAGCGGTAATATTGCCACTTGTTGAAATTCCAGTTGTGCCGTCTAGTTGAATTGCCATGATTTATCCTCGTACTTGATATTTAGCATCATGTTGGCGTAAAGATTGTGAGTGTAGAATCTGTAGGCACAAAGATGTTGCCCGACGCTGATATAGTCAGTGGACTAATCATCACAGCATTTACTTCATTTGGAACAAGAGCCAGGGTGTTTATAGTTTTGGGTGTGGAAATTGGGCCCTGAACAAACAAGCTACCCGCACCCATCACAACAGAATTTGCCACAGCAGCCACAGCAACTTGCACATTTCCATTGGCTGCAACAATTGCTACATTACTTGTTCCGTTAGTAATTTGGTTGGAAGTTGATGTAATCCCAGTAAGTTGG